GGTTCTACCCCTCCGCCAGGTTCTACCCCTCCGCCAGGTTCTATCCCTCCAGTCGCTTCAAACATTACAGCACAATCATTAACTCCACCCGTACAACCCGCATCCGCACCACCAAATATAGCACTTCCGGCTACATCCTCCACTACCCCTACAACAACTCTCGCAAGTTTAACTCCGACTACATCTACCTTCTCGTGCTCGATAGTTGCACCGAAATGTTAGACCCGTATGGATTTTAGATGAGCGGCGGTCTAACGACGGCGACGCATCGTCTTTCCCGCATTCTGCTTGCTACGAGAACGTAAAGGCTTAAATGCGACACGGTTATTATTGTTCTTACGTGTTGTGTTTACCGGTTTGTTAAAATTAATTTTATTAACGGAGTTCTTCGGTTCCACATATTGCTGGTGTCTTAACCAAAAATTCGACATATCTACATTGGTTTGCGGAATTTTTTACAGACTGCTATCAGCAATTTCTTTGGATTTTGGCGGATTCGCACGCCATAGGTCAAATAACGCACCATCAATGGGTCGGCCTTGAAGAATGTACTTGGTCATTCTATAAATATTCCACGGATCGTATACACCCGCAAAATGGATCAAAAAATCTCCGGGCTTATACAAACGGCACGAAGGGTCGTTTGCCGAGTTATTCTTTCCAAATGCGTACGCATTAAAACGCCATGATTCACGTACCGTTTCTATTTTCGCTGCGTCGCTTGGCGTTGATTCAAAGAGACGTATCATTGCTGCATTATCCCACCAGATATGATACATTAAATCAGTTTGTCCGTAGGCTCTTGTTAGAAAATCTTTCAACCATGCTGATCGACCTCGTAAAAGAAGATGTCCGTTATTGTAATGGTCGCATACATCATATGTCCACAGCATATCTTTTCCTTCGGGAAGTAGTGGAAGCACCTGAGTTTCTAACAATAAATCTTGGTTCGTTATTGCTGCGTCGGCGTCTGACCAAAATAGGAAATCGTAGTCGTCAATGTACTTAAGAATAAAACGAAATTTTGACCACGGAATGGGTCGCTCTTTATCCCATACATCTTCACCGCCGGTCAGAAATGTATATCCGTGTTTCGCCGCATATCTGCGTTTAGATTCAAGAGCGGGCTCCATCGCCCGTTTGTAATCCGCACCGACACAGAATGTTAGAATCGCAATTCGCATCTTTGTATTCAATACATCGATGTGAAGTTTAGACCGGGATACATAGTCTAATTTTTCTTTTTGTTAAAGAGTTTTGCTAGGTTTTTCACGCTTCGGCGGGGTGCGTTTGGTGCTACGGCGGCCGCAGGAGCAGGAGCAGGAGCAGGAGCAGGGGTGGCCGCAGGAGCAGGAGCAGGAGCAGGAGCAGGGGTGGCCGCAGGAGCATTAGACGCACGAAGCAGACCAATCAGCTCGACCGCCGCCTGTCCTATTCTGAATAAATCTTCATTCTCCTCCACAAATTGACCGACTTGACCGACCGCCTGTGCGACTGCTCCAAATCGTCGTTCGGCAATAGGCAACAATAACATAGACGTTGCAGAACCCACACGTTCTGCTGCGACTCCAGGTTGACTATTTCTACCAAACAGTATTCGACCCGCTCCTTGGATTCCTTGACCGATAAACATACGTCCTCGTTGTCGGTCATGCTCTTCTTCCAACCGCCGTTGCTGTTCCAAGTGCTGTAAATAGTGGTTTCGACACCATAAAAACATGAAAACAATAATGAGAAAAGCAATAATTTCTGGGACTTGGCCTCCACGCATACGATGTTTACGTGTACGACGAGATCCTCCTTTCTCCTTCATGGGAAACACTTGTAACAGAGTTTTACGAATCTCATCAATCGGTTTTTTCTGAAATGCTAGGATTAAATGCTCCACCTTTTCCTCGGTTGAAAGATCTTGGCCATCATGAAACATTGCGTACAAGTCCTCAATACCTTGGCGGCTTACCTCTGATTCTAAATAAATAGGTAGTAGCCATACTATAAAGGATTTGAACTCCTTTAATTGTTTTGGACTATTTATTAACTCAAACAGGATTGACTCCATCCTCTACTAATGCGACTTACTTTTTGCGGCGAATTGTTTTATTACGTCTACCGGCCGCTAGTGGAACCGCATAATAATATATACGATACGATTTATCTTCTATGTAATGTCCAGGATACGCAGAGTGTGTAACCATAACTGTTTCGGATTTACTGTATGTTTGATGGAAAATGTTTGTACTGTCATACATTCTATAATGAAATGTAAATGTGTGTAGGTGAAGTCTATCCGTTGGCGGCACAAGCGTTGTGTCGTATTGAATGGTCGAATCCCGAATTGTGTGTACAGAGAGAGCCGGGCATCGTGATGCAATACCTGGCATATTGTCCCCAATAAACCATGCCCTTGTACCATCCTCAGACAGACCATGACGGAACGCACAAAATGTATGGAAATTATGACGTTCGTCAAATAGTATAAATTGAACAGCTACACAGTGCTCAATAGGTATCTCTGAAGTAGGATGATGACGTGACAATTCTACTCGGTAGGAAGGTCGTAAATCCGCATAAGGCATGTTCAATAAGTCCTTTGTAAATTGTGCATACGGTATAGTTGAGTACGCCCACGCATTCGACACGATTTTATTTCCAGATGTGAGCGGAACATCTGGATTTATATACTTTGCGATCCATCCAGAACATTTAAGACCAGAACACGGCACATCAAAGGGAATATTGTTACAACTACGAGACCTTGAAAGTCTAGATGTTTCTCGAACAACATCTTTCTTTGTATGTATATTTACAAACCGTGTTAGAGCTGTATATAAATATTCAATAAAAGGATTGGATACACTGGGTGGAGCCGGTTTTTCTTGACGAATCCACTTCTTTGCGACTTTTTTTACAAAATAATCGTAAAACCCATCTGCGTAAAACATTATAATTTGTATAGTATCGCTAGCACAATTGCCAAGATGTTGCTGAGGAATCGGAATAATATCTGTATCAAAACTTAGAGTATAATTATCAAACATTGTAATTGCTTCCAATTCGGGCGCACTCATACTTGCCGCCATCTTATTTATACACCTGGAAATAAAGACTCGGCAAAAATTGACAAAAAATCGTAGCAGATTTGTAGACACTTAGCAATGTCCGCCGATAAAAAGTATGTTCGTAACACCCAGGGTCAATTTGTATGCCCGCATTGCGATAAACTAACGGAAAAGCAAAACACGATGTACTATCATATTAAGAAGATTCATGACCAAGATCTTCCCTTTGAATGTACGATTTGTTCAAGCAATCCAAAATTCTTACAGCGTTCTGGATTCCTTCATCATATGGCAACAATTCATGCGGAAACGGCTTCTGCGGAAAATCCTTATGCAGGTGTATCCTTTACCTGCCCTGATGCGGGCTGCGGACATAAGACACATACGAAGTCCAATATGATTATTCATTATGCTCGTAGTCATTGTAAAACGTGGATTCCTACCTATACAAAAACGAGTCCGTGTACTGGATGTAAGCGTTCATTTGCATCGTCTTCCGCATATTTGTATCATTGTATTAGTTGCTTTCATGATAGTATGCCATTAGATCAAGCGAATATTGTTTCGCGAATTAGGTAGAGAAGATGATATCCGAGGGCTCCAAACCCAAGGATTAACATCATTTCAAAGTAACGCCGATTGGCGTCTTTTTTCAAATACGCTAGGAGTAAGAGCAAAGGAGCAATATAGAAAATATGTATCCAGTTTACCCACGCACTCTTGTTATCCTTTGTTTTTATGTACGCACGATATCCGTGGTATATAAGAATAACTACACCAAGCAATCCAAGCAAATTGAATACATGTTCATGAACTGTATCACGTGCGAGACCCACATATATAAACAAGGGGGCTATTGTGAATACATGGGATAGGTGATATGCCATATGTTCATTCATTCTAAAGAGACTCTGTATTTTAATTACAGAATGGATCCACAGGTTGTTCTATATCAACTAGATTACTATATTCGTACATATCCAAAAAATGAGTATACAAAGCAGGCAACAGAGATACGTAATGCGATACAAAACGATCCAAGTACCGTAGGTCGTCCAGAATTTCAAACAATTATTCAATCGGCTCGTTTATCGGTTGATTGTGGTTGGAGACCTACTATTTCATCATCTATGACATTTTACAAAAACGACATTCTACATGTCTTTTGTGACGGTTCATGTCGTCGCAACGGAAAGGTCGATGCGAAGGCAGGATACGGTGTCTACGTCACAAAAAACGGGGAATCGTATCATTCCTATAGTGCGGCTCTATCCGGGGAGGAACTACAAACGAATCAACGTGCGGAGTTATTCGCACTTCAATATGCTATTCATTACGTTGCAGAAGGTGGATTTCGAGGAGCCACCATATACAGTGATTCAAAATACGCCATACAGTGTTTAACTGTCTGGAGCAAAGCGTGGAAAGCGGCGGGTTGGAAAAAGTCGGACAAACAAGTTATTTCTCATGTGGATATTATACCATCAATGTGCGAGTTATGGGAAAGTATCTCTGATTATACACAACTTGTACATGTATTCGGACATACGGGAGGCAAGGATGCGATTTCCGCAGGAAATGCGGAAGCCGACCGACTGGCGTGCGAGGCTACGGATTGAATATGTTCCTCGTCGTCGTGACTATGCCCGCCTCCGCCGCCTCCGCCTGTGTAAAAGCCCTGTTTCAATGGAGCATACAATTCCGGACAGAGGCTGGAATAATGTGTACTAGAACAAATCATACACGTTGCTCCTTGCATTTTTATACTCTTATACTAGGGATGAAATTCTCCGTCAGTGAAAAACGCTTACTATGGATAATGATGGGGGTGGCGAGCATTCTCATTTTTTTTATTGTATTAAGATGCTTTGTACAACCAACGCATCCAACAATTGATACAGCCCACGTTATAAATCTGGATCGTGATACAAAAAAATTGGAAACGTTTATGAAACAGCCTTATATTCCGGATACACTCGAAGTCGTGCGTTGGAGAGCGACGTACGGCAAGGATCTTAATGTAAATGAAATGTGTAGTGCTGGTATTGGAGGTGCTATGTTTGTTTCAGGCAAAGGTGCTTATACAGATTATCTAAAAGATTTACGAAATCTTGGTGCGATTGGATGTTTTTTATCGCACCGCTCACTTCTTCAACATCTTGCGTCCACGGATGTTCCAGACTCAGCAGGACATCTTATATTGGAAGACGACGCACAGTTTAGTTCCGACTTTTTAAACGGACAACACACTTGGAACAAAATTCGAACAACAATTCCGACCGATTGGGATATGGTTTTTATTGGAATTGTATATCCAAAAGGAAAGCACATAGAACCCGGCGTAATGAAATTAGAATCCAATTTTATAGTAAAAGATGGCGATGGTAATTATGGAACACATGCGTATCTAGTCCGTCATGGAGCCATACGCACAAAAATACTGCCGTGGCTCAGACATATGGTCGATACAATTGACCGTCAATATAATTACAAATTCGACGAATGGAATGTATATGCGGTAGATCCAACACGCATTAATATCAATGAAACACTTGGTTCTTCAATACAGGCTATGTAAATTTAATCGTTACTATAAATAGCAGAGAATGCGATATCTTCTCTATGTGCTTTTTATACTTCTAACAGTTATCTTTATACATCATGTATACCGAAAACTATCCTATACTCTTCCCAAAATTATATGGTCGTATTGGGAAAAAGATATTCCGCCGCTGATTCAAGCGATACTCGATGATCGTGCTCGGAATCTACCTGGATGGAAACATATCCATTTAGATGAAACGACCTGCCGTCACTATATACACCAACCATTTCCCAGCAACTATCATACATTGTCACCACCGCACAAAGCCGACTGGATACGTCTTGCTCTTCTAATAGAATACGGCGGATGTTGGATGGATTCTGCGATTATTGTAAACCGGCAAGACGAACTGGACGATATGTATGCGAATAGTTGTAGGTCTATGAGTGAATTTACCGGATTCTATTTGGAAAGGTTAGTCTTCCAACAGAATATTACAACCTACATTGAAAATTGGTTTATCATGGCTCCTATTCGTAGCAGATTTATTCAGACAGTTATGAATGAATATACGAAGGCGATTGATTTAGGATTTGATGCGTATAAATCTATCGCATTACAAACCGCACCGTCTGCTGAACATATATACAAATTATCCGGTACATACTTAACACAGCATGTATGTATACAGGTGGCTCTTTATAAAGTGAATCCAGTTATATTGTTGTATAGAGCCGAAGATAGTATGATGAAACTCAATGATGAATGTAATTTTAAGAGTCCGTGTATCATGGAGAAAATACGGGACGAAAAAAGCGTACGAACACGTATTCCATTTATGAAACTAACATCGCACGAACGATCAACAAATATTGATATTTTGCGTTATTTTCAATAGTTCGTAAGAGATCTACAATAATGTCTTTAAGGTCTCCACAGACTCCAAGGCTCCCTCAATCCACGCCTGGGTTTGACTTACAGATTCACCGCACACAAAGACATTAGGTGACGGATTGTGAGCCTCTCGTGATGCGGCGGCGACATCGTAGTCGCCAGGCAACCAATACGTACATCCAGCAACCCAATCGTGTTTTTTCAAATAAACAGGCTTGGGTATATCTAGAGTCGGAAATAGACTGTGTACATTTTCGTCTATAGCGTGTTCGAGTTCTTCACCATCTTTCGATCGCCAGTAGTTAGTATCTTCACCGTCGGTGTAGGAAATCATAATGAGTCCCGTTTTAGGATTAATAGGAATAATGTAACGCAATAGATTGGTTGTGACCGTTTTCTTTACATCACTGAACCAGACTTTGCCCGTTGATTTAGACGGCGGATACACCGCATATATGCGTATAAGAGGAGACATTGCGAGTTGCTTCAGCATAGGTCTACTGCGGAGAACTGAAAATTTCCCGAATTCAGAGAAGGGCGTTGCGATAATAACTCGGCGAGCTATGTAGGAAAAGGGTTGTTTTTTAATTCCTTTAATTTCAAACAAATCCTTTGGTGTGCGTTGTATATCATCAACATGATGATGGTTACGTAGTTCAACACCTGCGTCTGTAATTACACGGCGTAAATTGTCGGTGATGCTGTCTAATCCTTTGACAATACCGTAAAAATCTGTGTTTGTCGTACTTCCCATCGGAGCGTCTTTTTGAAATGATGCGAGAGATACATCCGCACGCATAAGTTGTATTTCTGCCCAATACGGATAGGTTTTGAATATATGTTGTATATCGTTGGGAACAAGTTCATAAATTGTATGTGTTGTAAGATCGTGTTTAGAAAGCGATGTAAAGAGGGACTGAAGCGGATAAAAGAGTTCGTGAAAAGGATTTGGTTGCGTTTCAAATAGTGAGTCACTAGAAATTGGGTAGGTAGCAAGACCAAAGCGTTCAACAAGATGTTTAACCCGTTTGTGCGTATGAAAAATACGTCCAGCACCTGCCTCGTACTGAAGTTCCGGAACTGTCGCTGTTGCAGCAATATGCTCAGTTGCGATACGTCCTCCCCATGCTCCGTACTGTTCCAATACAAGTATACGTTTCGGATCTATTGTCTGGCTTAAATATTCAGCAATACTCAAGCCGGCTATACCACCTCCAACAATTACTGTGTCCCAGTCTGTCATTTACTACTAGGGGATGTTCTTAATTAATCGCTGTAACTTGTCTCAATCGCATCGAATGTAATTGGATAGGGAAAATCGCCTGCGTATAAACCACTATCTTTAGACATACCTATACGTACAACCGCACAGAGCCGAGTATACGCACGCCGGTCAAACTGAACTGTATATTGTACATCATTGCCAATTGTTGATACAGCTACACACGAGGCTATATTGGTTGACATATCATTGTAGATTGTATCATCGACTAACTGTAAACAGTCCATCCATGTTGTCGATGCCATTTGATAACCTCTATCCTCATAGGTCGAATAGAGCTTTGCGTGCATACGTACCATAAGTGTGGACATTAAATAGGGTACAGTTGGTATATCTGGAAACCAGGTATTTTTATAGTAATTTTCGGAAATTGTACTGACGACACTTGGATTTTTGACTAATACATTCAGATATTGGAGATTCGTCGGTTCCGCAAATTGGGGTGATTCATGAACAAATGTTGCGTAACGGAATCCGTTATTATGGTCGTACACTAAATCGTAGGTAAAGTTTGGATAAGACGCAGCAGGTTGTCCAAGCAGAGCACCATTGAATTGTTGAAATGTATATCCCGCTGGATGTATATATTTTCCATTTGTATACAACAATTCTCTGCTGTAATAATTTGTAAAGAGACTACTAATACTCTGAGCATGGTCGTACAAAATAGCCGGTGACATCGTAATATTGCTCTGTGTTCCAATGGTAAAATAGGGATCTAAATTAACATTCAGACCAATACCATGGGTGCCGTGTAAATCTATGCTATCATAAATATCATTAGGAGATACACCGATACCTGGAATTGGTAGAAGGGATACTACACGAGCACCATTGGTGCCATTGATGTCTGTAAACGTAGAATATTTCGTCAATGAAACCGTATCAATGAAAATACTCGATGTTAACGAAGATATAAACGTGCTGACGAATCCTTGCGGATTTGCATGTATCACAGTTGCATTAATATTAATTGGAGCAGGTTCAATCGGAAATTGGTACACAGTCGAAAAAATACCAACCGCACAACTGCTTATACGCATTACTGTACTGAGAGGAAACGGTAGCGACGTGACTTCGGTATTGGTTACATTATTGTAGATACGAACACCGGTGCTGTAGGAGGCTATGGGTCCTATTTGCGCTGTATCTTGTGAAATATATGCATTTGCGAATTCAGGCCCAGAATAAAAACGAGCAAAATCATTTGCGACAATATCAAAGATAAATTTCGAGGTAGGAGACGGTGTTAATAATCCGCATAAATAGGTTGTGCTTAAGCATACATTTTTATACACCAAATTGAGTGTAGAGGGTGCTCGAGATGGCTCAGTTTCAAACAAATAGGTCGATGTCGATTGTATGTTATTGTTCAATACAATCGGAAAGTTGTAATCGGTGATTTGCGTATTCGTAAGTGTGATTTGTAGCTTTTGTGCAGATGTACTTATTGTAGACACGTATTGGTTACCGACAATTTGAGCTCCGTAAAAATGTTTTTGGAAAAATATGTTGGGATACGGATCATAAATGGTTGTAGCTAGACGATCTGCGTTAGGTGTCATTGTACTCAAATTTGTATTCAGTGGAAAATCATCGTAGATTGTACTTAACTCAAGTTTTGTTGTGATATATTTATTTCCATCCGTATTGGTATAATTATTCGTAATTGTAATATTGTTACGATCACCAGGAAATGACGGATCGTTCAACTGTGCTGGAGAATTTAATTGATACGCCAGAGTTGTAGGCGTTGATAAGAAGAACACATCCGTACTTACATTATAGCCGGTATTCCAGCCATTCTGAAACGAGAGATATTTTAGAAATCCAGCGTTTTGATAGCGTGTTTGACTATAGGATACATTGCTGAGTGATGTACTTTGTATAGGTTGAATGAGTATATTTGGAAAGAGTGTTGAAAGAATGGGACCCGCTGTCTTGGTGCCAATCTGGCGTGCGAAATTTGTTGCGTATCCAACGGTACTCCAGACTACGCCTGGTATCACTGGATTGTCTAAAGCGGCTCCAGTGAGTTGTAGATTCTGCGTCGATAATGCGTATACAAACTCCTGCGTCATCGTCGAGTTAATATAATTGGTTAACGGCGTGTGAATAGTTTGCGGATCCGTGGTTCCGTAACGAAATCCTACATCTCCCGCATGGGCGGTTGCGAGGCGTCCAAGAGTGTATTGTAGCGAATATGTGCTAAAATAGGGAGTCGTTACATTACCAAGACTATCTGCTAAATCAGGACGGTTCACCCGTATACGTAAAGAACTTACACCTTCTGACAATGGAGTTATATTCGTTAGGATGGAAGGTGCTCCTAGAACATTTGTAACTGTAGATGAATACGCAATATTTACGTCACCCTCTGTCTTATTAATATACGCTATTTGTATAGGAACCGGTGTTCCTTTCGGATACGAATTCGTAATATTTGGTAAATAGATAGAAATAGTCGTATAGGTAGTCGTATGATCTGTGTAATTTATACCAAAGACTTTACCTAACTCCGGTATGGCTGCGTTTCCACTATTTTCAATAATATTAATACAATTCGATTTCATGACCGCCTTTGTATACATTACATTTGCGGAGCAGGGAAAAAAATCGCTGAATATACGGAGACGTACAAGTGGATTAAAATAAGGAGATATTCCGTTGCGAAATCCTTTATACGGAAAGAACGAACAATCGTTAAGTTCAAACGAGCATACATTTCCAGATCCTGGTGTACCAATAATAAATACAATACCAGTAACATACGGCATAGATTTATCCAATATGTTATATACACGTGGATTAAGCCACCGTACACCTCCATATAGGGAAGTGTTATCTGCCTCAACTAGCGTAACAGCAGGCGGTTGTAATAGAAATGCATTCGCAATCCATCCGTCGAGTTTTCCGAACGCATTTGTCAAGGTATCCGGAGTTCCGCTCGCTGTATCATAGATATTTACACCCCCAATCGTGGAATTGACAAATGTACTCACTGTTCCATTAAAAGCGGCTGCTACAGTGGATACAACTCCGACCTTCGGCTCTTCATATGTTACAATACCCTTCCCGTCTACGACAAGTGATTTTTGTAATTTTGTAAGAGTCGTTGAGTTTTCATATGATTGATATTTGAAGATATTTGTAAACGTTATAGATTCAAGGTTTCTATTTTCAATTTTACCTTGTACTCCGATTGCAAGCGATGTTGAAGGAAATATAGGTGGATTTGATCCGAGAGAATTCGGGTTCCACGGGGGATTCTCTGTAGGATCATTGAATAAGAGTTGTCCCGAAGAAAGATTTATAATCGTCGCTGGATACGGGCTTGTCATCACCTCTACTAATCAATCTATGGAAAACAAGTTTGGATATGGAACTTACCGGGATATACGTCATACTAAGGAGCGAATTTCTAGTACGTGTTTTCTTAGAAAGGGAAATGTTGAACCTAGACAAATGAACACAGAGCAGTTCATTGTTTCAGCAGTAACAGACCCGTACTCTCCAGGATTTTCTGTTCAGGAGACATCGGGTTTGTTACTAAAGAAATATATGTGGCGTGCGAATACAGCGTCGCAGACTCAAATATACAATGAACAAGTCTATACACCGACTATATATCCTAGCCAGGTTATTGGTCAAGCAATACCCGAATCTCCCCCGAGAGATTTTGTTACTCTTACGGATCAACAAGTTATGGATCAATTTCGTATAACACAGGACGATATAAATTCATTTAAGACATACCAAAACGGTCAGAGTGTATTTTCTATACAGTGCTCGGTCGCCTATCCGTATATTTATAAAGTCAATAATTGTCGACTTATTCCATGGGTCGGAAATACAGATTTAACGTTTTCCGCTACAACTCCTACGACAAATGTGAATCTCCTACAAAAAATTATATCGTTTAATCTGTACGATGGAACTAGTTGGAAAGGCTCCTTTCATCGTACAACAAAAGATGGGTCGCTTTCACGTAATGGATTAGATCCTATTCTCGCAACGCAACTTTCGTTTGCGATGGATTACGATACGGGTATTTTTACGTGTTATGAACTTGAACGGGCGAAATATTCGCCGAATCCGATTAGCCGCACGAATCCACCGTCCGTAACATGTTATCTGTACCGTGGATTGTTTGGTAATTTTACAAGTAACAATCCCTCGAATTGCTTATGGATTGAGCAAACGGATTCTATTTACTATAAAGCAAAACCTGTACTAGTAGGGAAATTTACTTTAAAGAGTCCGTCAAATAACTTTGAAGTTGCCGGCACTGCGGATATTGAGAACATTGTTACAGGTTCTATGGAAACATATTCGGATCGCCGATTAAAGGAAAATATTATTCCGCAGAAACCGAATTATAATATACTTGAATTGAATGCGTGTAAATACAACTATATTACCAAAACGGGAGAAACCGAGATAGGTGTGATTGCGCAAGATGTGGAAAAGATTGTACCGGAGATTGTGAAAGAACATGCTGGCTTTAAAACAGTTCAATATGATCGTATTGGTGTATTATTACTGCCGATTATCAAAGATCTGACGGAGAAAATCAATCAACTCGAAGAAGATAACTTAAATATTAAATTATCTATCAAAGCGATTATATCCAGTTTGGCTTGCTAATGCGTTAATACATTATTTGAACTATACATATAGTGTGTGGTTCAAATAATTTTATACTAATAGGCTATAGAGAAGAAATCCATTCCATAATCGTATCTGTATTATTGGATTTTAGAGTTGATACAATCTTTTTTGGCTCAAAGCACATAAATGTTGGCACACTACGAACACCGCAATAGCCTGGCGTGTATTCATTTATATCTATATCGCACTTCCAAAGAGTAAATCCACGAGCACAGGCTACAATATCAACTTCTTCGACATCAATTTGTTTACAGGGACCGCACCATTTCGCTGTAAAATAGACAATCCATTTGTGATCTTCGTCACGAAGCCCTTCAGGTGCCGGATCCGTTTTATTGTACGCCCATAGTTCTTCAAACATAGCCTGTGTTTCTAACAATTTCATCCGTATTGCTTGCTTATTACATCATAAAACCCTTTTAAGCCGCCTGCGAGAACAAGTGCGGTAAGTGTACCCGCAATCACGGGACCTGGACCCGAGCCAGTTTCGCCGCCGCCTTTCTGTGCGGGTGGAGCTGGGAGAGCCGAAGCAAGAGATGGTGGAGTTGGGAGAGCCGAAGGGACAGATGGCATTTGAGGAAGCACTGAAGGGACGGATGGCATTTGAGGAAGAGCCGAAGCTAGAGACGGCGTTTGACCACCACACGGGGTCGCTTTCACACCTTCCACTGCTTTTATAAGTGGTGGTGTCATAAATGGAACAACAAGTTCACGATACATAGCTCTCCAGGGAAATACAGGAACTGACGGGAAATTAAATGTTTTCGCAATCCAGTCCATAAGTCCAGTAGCATCTTCCGATTTATCGTACAAATGATTCACTAAGAACATATCGCCTGGTGACGCCTCGGGGAACAACATACTGTAGGGAATGGGTGCCGAAATACCATTTTTGAGCACACTATCCATCATAAAGAATGCGTGAAAGCTATCCCATAGCACCCATAACCATCCAAATAGGAAGATAAAGATATTGAAGCACGAGAACAACTTCGCACAACCTTGTAAGAATTCACCAATATAAAACTTATCAGCACCTAACCATCCGAAAAAGATGGCAAGAAATGCGTATACAAGATACGATTTTTTGGATACGTATAATGGATCTCCTGGAGCACGATTGAGTGGTGTGAATACACCACGACCAATACCACGTACCCAATCGAATGGTGAGTTAAGACCCTCTTTACGAACTTTGGAACCATCCTTCACAATTTGAATCAAATCCCACCAATACCATAAGCCAAATGTGAATAAATTTATAAGAAATTTCTGCGTGCCGGTCGCAAAACTACGTAAGTAGAAATGATCCATTCCTAAAAATCCAAACAATACGGATATTATCATAAATACAAAGAAATTGCGATCTGGATGCTTCCAAGTATCCACATCGCTAAAATGATGGGTTGTATCAGCCATCCTCTACCAGGGTATACCTAAGTAAATTATAACCTCTTACGAACTATACTGTAAACAAAACGCCACCAAGACCCGCAACAATACGAAGTACATTGTAGTTTGTTGCATAGACTGTGATACCGGATGGACGTGACTGAATACTCGGATTTATCCGAACTTGAAGAACTATGTTATTCAATCGGCTACCATTACATGTACCTTGTGGTTGTGAAGCCTCCGGGGCTAAACTAAACGAATAGACATAAATAAAATCGTTCGGAATTGCGGTATGACGTTGCCAGGGCTGTACTAGGCGGAAATATTCAGCACTCTGTTCTTCAAACCGATCATATCCATCAAACTGTAGCAGAGCACTTTGTATAATATCCAAGTTTGGTATTCCGTATTCGTTCAACATACGACTTCCGTAATTGAAATATTCATGAGCTTCCAACATACGGTCTTGATTTACAACCCATATCATTTCCTTAATCGGATTGTTGAAGACGAGTGGAACCGGAATACTCGTTGCGTTTTTCGGAATACTAAACCGTTTCTGCTGCTGTACCTGTTCAATCAGATATTCGTGTTTACTACTTACAAAACGACGGCGTTCTTCCACATCCAAATAGATATAATCTCCCCACAAAGTCATATCTGAAATAAAGGGAGGTGCTCCAATTACACTTGTCGGACACGATGTTCCATTCAAGACTGCGTTTTCAAGGGAATTACCAAACACCATATCCGCACCGTTCTTGAGTTTGATGTATATACGTATAGGAGTTGCTTGTAGAGCAAGAAGTGGTAGTGCGAGTCCAGGATTTTTACAAAACCAGAAATACAAGGGTACAAACAATCGCAGAGGTCCCTTTTGTGTGGTATCATTGTATACATCCTGTTGTCCAGTCATAAACTGTAATCCAGAACGCTTTGACCCCGGTGTTGTTAGTTGTGTCCACAGATACATAAATTCACCATAATGACGATCAATCTCCTGTTGACCGATCCAGATACTTATATAATCAATCATCGCAAACCCTATTCCGTTTACCCAACTCACTGAGTCTGTAATTGTTTGGTAATCCGTCGGTGTTTCTGTTACAACTCCGTTCGGTTGTTTCGTAACGGGTCCAGCCGGTGTAATTTCGGGAAGTTGTATCTCTAAGAACAATTGACTTAGTAAATCCCCGTTACGAGGAATCGTAACTGTAACAAGTTTATTGAAATCAACCGCTGTATCAAAGGGTATACGCTGTGTTTCTACACTAAAATTTGTATACCGGCGATAGACTTGCTTAAAAAATGTCGTTTGTGGATTACCGGATAGGTATATATCCTGCCGTCCGGTTGCGACAAGTTGAAGCAATCCTCCTGAATTGGACATAGTTCTACTTCTTTCAAAGAATATCGCTAAATGTTTAGACCTGTGCCGAGCATCTCTGAGTTTGGCATAGTTACCACTTTTCCGAACAGTCGTTAGAATGGCGTTCCCTACCAACCAAAATTTAACGACTCTGTTATTACAGGGTCTAAATGTTCGTACAAATGCGAACACGCCTATATCGTCTCTATATACGATTTATGCGAACGGAACAGGACAAACCTTCTGGGCAGCCTCGGTCAATCCTGTTGTAATGTCCAGTGTTTTCTACTCTATTGCAACAACCTATGTAATGGCCAGTACAAATGCGAATAACGTCTACCGTACATTAAGTACATCCATAGTCAATAATTGTGGAGCTGTTCTATCAACATCGCAATTAGGTTATAGCACATTATCCTCACAAATTTACATAACCAATTATATTTTACAATCATCTGTAAGTTCGTTAACATTAGCAGATTCAACTCTTACAAGTCAAATCGGTAATGTATCGACGATTGTAGCAAACAATGTGAATAACTATAATACATTGGCTAGCGATCTTTCAAGAAGTGTTTACATATCCTACGTTAGCACCATCAACTATGTTATTAGCACCCTGTACGGTGTAAGTTCCTTTTCAACCTTTTACAATGAAATTGGGTATGTACAAAGTACAAATGTATACGGTCTTAGTTCTTTGAGTACCGCACTTTATGTACAAAATGCGTCGACGTACTCGTCGTTGACAACCAACTACAATAAAGCCATTCAGATAGCGATTGTATCAACAACTATTTACGCAACGGGGCTATATAGTACATTGTCATCCTACACCGTGTATCAAAATCAATTAAGTACATTTAGTACCGTTGTGACAAATCAACTTCTTAGCACGTCATTTGGTTTGACTTATTATATTAGCACAAATGATGCGGCAATCACTCGAAGTCTAAGTTCTATAAATTCACTAGCACAGTCCACTGCGTCAACCGTTGTAACATTTAATAATGCAATTGCACAGATTCAACTCCTGAGTACTAACTTATCATCCATTACCAATTCTTGGATATCTAGTTTTGTAAGCACATCTCAATATTATCAGAATTCGACTATCTATTCAACAATTGGCGTGGTTTCTACAAATGTCAGCACAGTGTATGGTAAATTCGCAAAGTATTCTACGATAACCTATTCTACAATCTCTACTATGCAATCTATGATTTATAAAAATTCATCTGATATTAGCAGTTTACAAATTGAACTGTCAACCCTCACGACGAGTTCTATTCTATCAGGTATTTACCAATCTTTTATTGATTTGGAGATTTATTCCAAACAAGTGATTGATGCGAACTCTACGGCGAATACAGTGCTTATTGCTGAACAATTTGTAGGAGCGTCCTCCACAATCTACAGTGAAGTTGTCTCCACATTATCAATGTCTACACTCTACACATCGCAAACGATTGATTTAACAGGAAATAATTTTGTTGGAACTATGGATTTAACCACCTACCGTAATTTTGATGTACGTGTACATGATATTGTCAATAATGGATCAAAATATCAATTAAATTATCTTTCGAATACAGCGAATTCGGACTTAGAGTATCGTGCGGGAAATATTTTTATCAATATTAGTACAGTCGGTCAAACCTATACACCTAACAATGGTAAATTACGATTTGATGTCTACCGTTATGGATTCCCCAGCCGTCAAAACGAATCCGTCTTTCCCTTGCTCGGCAATGGTGACTATACCCTTCATTACGGTTACACAATCCACAACAACACGGTTTTTACAAACTTATTGAATGCGTATCCTCGTCTTGGGACGTATGCTATTAATTATATACGTCTTACACCACCGAGTGTTATACTGTCCTATGACGGTGTAAATCCTGTTGTCAGAGATCCATCGTACTTCTGGCGTGGTGAACGTGTGTCTATCAATTGGTCGAATTACAGTTATTTCCCATTTGCGAGTACAGGATATATGAATTTCAACCCAGAAATCAACGTAGACGTATTAGCCAATAGCAATCTGATTGCATCCTATGGTCCCTTTTCACTTGGTTTATCAACAACAACTGTTACAATGCCCTACTTAAGTACACCTGTTGCTACAAACGGAACAATCTATACATCGCCCAAAGTTGTTACAACTATTCGTGCGTATATTGTGGGCAAACCAATGGAAGCAACCGAACTTATTCTGAATACGATACAACCCTGCTTTACAACTTTACTTCTGAGTACAAACGGAACGAATTTTTCAATGGGAAATGAGATTGTCGGAATTACGGATATTGGTAACTTCCCTCTCTACAATCAGGTACCTGTTGTAACATCTCTTGGCGGTAGAACATCCTATAATAACAATCCTAACTACGGTGGAAGCAATTTGTTTAACGGCGTACTAAACCAGGCAGGGTCTATCGGATTTAGTAATATATTAATACCAGACTCAGCTGGTAGCTTGTTTTACAATACAATAAATACACTATTTGATTTTTCATACAACTATAGTTATGCTGCATTCTATTTAAACATAAATGGGACTTCCAATTTGTCCAATTTTATTACACTACAAGAATACGGGTCACAAGTTACAGCTACATTTACAGATTCATTCAGTACAATTAGTTTTGTATGCGAACCAATTAGTGTAATAAGTTATTATGGATTTTACTATGGTATATTTAGTAATACATCTGTAAATATCGCTCCCCAAGCGTATAGGTGGGGACAAGACAAAAATACACTCGTTACATTAAGTTACACTCCTTTACTTTCAACCTATACAACCGCAACTTATACCGAATCGAACTATATTGGACCCGATAACTCAGGGATGCCAGACGCATCCGCCTTAGTAACAGCATCTGTTGGTGGCCTCACAACACCACCCTATACATATTATTACCCTCTCAGTACACTTACATTTTACAATATAACAGATAATACTACACCAACCTATGGCTCAAACATTGCGGGTAATACAATTACCGGATATACGTACGATGGCACAACATATTATGGAAGTACATTTGTGTTGACAAATAGTCAAAACGCACAGGTGTTCAAATTGTAAAAGTCATGTATCCTCGGTCTAAGCATCTCAATCCGTTATACCGATTAAGATGCTTGCTCATCATCCGCTTACCGGCCAGGAGATTCGTATCCTGCGTACAGAGACACAAGTCTCCGCAAATCTAAAAACATTGCTATGGATTTGTCCAACAATGAAACCAAGTTCTCTATGGTCACGCTGGTTTTCTGTTGTCACAGAACCAACTGCGGCGGCTGTATGCGACTCTCGTGTCACTGCTGTCATTCTTCCTAAAGATGCTGTTGTAGATGACTGGATGCCAGTACTTCCTACAATCTTCACTTCTGAGTCTGAGGTGCTTCTACTTGCGTTTAATTCGACGGTGAGCGATTTGGAACGCCGTGGATTTACGTGGCCGCATACCTTTGTATTGGACGATTTATACGATAGTTATCCATTTCTAGGGGAACCGGTTCAACTCGGTGATTCCATTGAGAAAATTATTCTAAGTCTTGCTCATATTCTACGTATGAACCGTATTCTATGGACGGCCGCCGCTGACCGTGAATCTCTGGATTATAATGTACGACTTCAATACGATGCGTGGGTCAAACACTGCGACGGAGTTCTTGTGAATGTTCGTGATGATACGGACGATAGTATTGTTCCTCGCACAACTCTGATTCAACAATACTTTCGCCATTCGTCAAATCGTCGCAATCGTGAACTTCGTGCGGCGTTAGAGGCAAATCTAGCCTGTCCCTACATTGATTCTGTCTTGCTGCTAAATGAAACAGCAGCGAACGACTTACCTGTATCCGACAAACTCAAAACGATTGTCATTGGTCATCGACTGACTTATTACGATGTTTATACAGCGGCTCTCGAGCATGTTCCAGCCGGCGGGTTTGTGCTCTATGCGAATTTGGATATTCATTTTAATGATACGCTTGCGTATCTATGGAAAGTACCACTCTTGGAAAAACGCTTGTTTTTTGCACTTTTGCGTTGGGAAGAAACAACCACAGGTAGTCTACGTATTTTTGGCCCTCGCTCCGATTCGCAGGATTCGTGGATATTTGCCCGTGATGCACTTGACTTTATGCCGACCAAAGAAGAACTCGACTTTCCCTTTGGACAATCCGGCTGCGATAACGCTATTTCTCTTATTATGATGCGTAAGCGATTTCTTGTAGTCAATCCCGCCTATTCCATTCAGACAATTCATCTCCACACCTCTAACATTCGTAATTACGATCCGAAAGATGTTCTCTATCGCCCCCACTATCTCTATATTGATCCAACACCGATTCAATCCTTTATTGTCGAGAAGAATATGGAGAAATATGCGAAACTTCCTACATCCATTCAGCATACGTGGATTATGTCGGTGCTGCGTATGACCTTTCCACGCCCAATTGCGGGTCTTGTTGCGGATAACGTCAAAACACTCTGCGGAATGCTACGTCGTGATGGTCATACATTTTCGGCAGAAGAGAAGAATCTATGGACGCCACCTCCGCATCAAACACCACTTTATCATCTTACGAATGGAACCTTTGTATCGACCGAGGGATTGATTAGTGATTTCAAAACTATCTATGTCGGTCATCATACAGAATGGACTCGTCAGTGGAGCGAAACGAAGCAGAGTAGTATGACAAGTAGCATTTATGTTCCATCTATGATTGCAGCACCGCTCAGCGACGCATCACGTAAAACTCTAGGCCAATGGGTTCTTCATTATCTTCCTCGTGTTATTACAATTCGTCGTCTTGTTCAATCCGCTGGACTCGCCAAACCAGAATTTCTTGTTCCGCAGTTCGCCGACGTCGGATCCTTTTTGAACGACTGTGTATGGACAGACAGTGAAAAGGGAAATATTACAATTCTTCCCGTTGTAGACGGAATGAACTACTTTTCCGAGGATGTATGGGCTATTCCGCCTGAAGAAGAAGGACATGGTGACTATGTCTCCTCTGAAGATATTCAATTGTTGCGGTCATTACTACCTGCGAATACAGATAATAGTGATACTACACCAGTTGCTGTCTTCTGTGTGGATGATGATGAAACCGCTGTTTGTACACGAGGATGGGCAGAAGAAACCGCCGATAAACTTTTCTCGAAAGGATGGACAATTCGGTATGTATCCATTTCCGATACTCCGTCTGTACGGCGTAAAGCCTTGAGTAATGCGTCGTGGATTTTCGGATCATCGTCCAATAATCTTCTGGACTGGATATGGCAGAATCAAACGGGTGCGACGGTTATGGAGTTTATGCCTCTCGATAAACCTATTGTAGATCATATTCATCTTGCTGGAGCCGCAAAACTACGCTATATTGCCGGTATTATACAGAAAGAACCTATTGTATTCCAACGTCAAAACGCTCTACTCGATGTTGGACGTGCATTGAAAAAGTTCGGATTTAAGGAATTATTGAGTTCGTCTCGTGCGGGTATTTTTGAGAAGCCACGCATCATTCTTCCTACTGAAGGAGTCATCGATGGATTTCGTGAGATTGTAACTATTTGGAAAGACCGTGGATATATAACGTGCGAAACAAGTTCGGATACACCCTTTTGTTGGTGGGGTGGAATCGGCACTATACTTTTGTACGATCATCCTACACCCCGTCAATGGGTCGATATACCGTCCTATCAGATGGCACTCTTTGGAAATCCGTCTCTACCAGGTCCAGACGCCCATGTACTTCGGCAATCGCCCTGGTGTTTCTGGGCACGGCATCCACGGGCGATTGAATCGATGGTCGCACGATTTGAGCATATGCTTGGATATTCGTCCCGTCCTATTGCGTCTGTTTTCCTGGGTAAGGTGGAAAATGGTGTACAACTCCAAAACCGCACAGCCGTGGATTGGAGTTCCTCCTGCGAACTCTTCTCTATGCCGATTGATGCGACAGGTCAGGCATATCCGTATACGCAAAAAGAGTATTTGGAGAAGCTTTGTAAATCTCGTTTTGGTTTGTGCTTACCTGGATTTGGTCGCAAATGTAATCGTGAAATTGAGTATTTTGCGTGCGGCGCAGTTCCCATTATTACGCCAGGTGTTGATATGAAACACTATCTTGTGCCGCCTCGTTTGGGGGTTCACTATTTCGCAGCGTCTACGCCAGAAGACGTAAAACGCATTGTGGAAACCACTTCACCCGCAACATGGACGGCAATGTCAGCGGCGTGCCATGATTGGTGGCGTGCGTACGCCTCCGCAGAAGGCCTCTTCCGTCTTACTTGGGCACGTATTGAACAATGCCGTCCATACTTTGATGTTGGTATTCCTCGGCATTTTCCTTAAGAATAAAACATTCTGTTAACCCTTATAGTGGAGAATGTCATCCATACTTGAGGTAGAGAGAAGGTACAATAAGTTAAGTCTTGAAGAAACGGATTCAGGTCTTACATTTATATTTGAACCCAAAAAAGAGGTCATATATGTTATAACAGATAAAGACTATAAGAATGCAAAGAAATATATAGAGTCGCTGTCTGATACATGTCGTGTGCTTCGAAATGATCCCGAGCATGATGTAAATGAATGCGTTCCCTTTGAAACATTTAAGACGTTTATAAATGTGTCAAAATCATTAGATCCAGATTACAAATCAAACACAGATAAATGTAACTATGAATGTACAGTTGCGGTACAACACAAAATTCATGTAGGCACAATTGAGAATACAAAACAATACACATCTACACTATCTGAGAAACGTTTTTTTAAAGCCTCTATGGAGGATTTTGAATCATATGATAAACGTATACTTGAATCAGTCAAAGATCTTCGCTACGCACCAGATACTATTGGAGATAAGAAATTCTATTCATATAAGGAATGTATGACTCCGTCGTCCATTCAACATCCTGGGCTTCTAACAGATATTCCTAATTCGTGGACGGATGACGCAGAGACGGATCATCCTGTACAGAAAGTATCAGAAAGGCCGACTAACGCACTGATTGCTGATGCCGCACCCGCACCCGCACCCGCACCCGCACCCGCACCCGCACCCGCACCCGCACCCGCACCAGCACCCGAAACAGAACCCGAACCAGCACCAGCAACAGCACCAACACCCACACCAAAAACATTATTAAAAACAACAAATAACTCAAAACAAGCACTCAACTCTCAACCTACCGCCA